TTCTGCCTTTGCCTCGCATTTGCAGATACAAGGAACCGTAATGGTTGCCCCATCACCGCCCGGGATTTTTACTCTGGTCTGTCTTTTCCCTCTGCATTTTCCGCAATGGATAAGCCCGTACTCAATATAATCTCCCTCGCGCATCATTTCCTGCTGTGTTCCTTTTTCTCTTGCAATCCTCTCTGCAAATCCTGCGAACAATTCTGCTGTTCCCTCCATCTGCTATGCCTCCAATCTATCTGAATGGGTTTCCCTCATCCTCCTGTGATTCCTCAACCCTATTATTTTCCCGTTTATTCAAGAAGTCCTCAAAAGGTGTATTCTCACTAAGGAACGTCTTGGCGTGTTTTATGTATTTACTCTCTGTTCTCTCTCGAACCAGTTTTTTCTTGTAATTTTCAGCCGCTTCGCACAATTCATCGGGTGACCATCCATCATTGAGGCGTGCCTTGTATTTCTTATACGCTTCGCCTTTTCCATCTTTTCTTGGGTATATCCCCCAAAATCTCTGGAAATCTGTGCTGTACTCTGTTTTCTTCGGTTTCTTTGGCGGCTCCTGCGGTACTTCCTGCTCCGGTGTTTTCTCTTCCGCCATCTCTATTCCAGGAATATCAAGAACCGACTGGGTTTCTTCCATACCGTCCGGTTTTTTCGGTTCTTCTGTCTGTACCTTTTTCGGTCTGCCTCCCAGCTTTCCGTTTCTTCTGTTTATCTCGCATCTGGCATCGTACTTGTCGCTATCTCTTTTGAGCTGTGACCGGATAAAGGAGAAAGCCATTAAAGGCAGTCCTGCCAGCTCTTCACAAGGCAAATCATTCACATAGCAGAAGATTGCCTTTATCAGCTTTCCAGCCTCCTCATCAGACATGAGCGAGAAGTGGTCTATATAATCGTTATAAAGTTGAAAGCTCTTTTTGTCCTCTGACTTTCCCATTGTATCCGCTCCAATTTCTCTAAACTTCTGCTACAAGGTCGGCTATTCCTATCGGTCTTTTCAGGACTTTAGTTTCCCGGCAGTAATCGCAGCAATGGCATCTCAAAGGTTCGATTTCTCCTCTCTTTACTGCCAGTACATGATTGATGTTTGCTTTTACAACCTCCCTCGCCTCTCTCAGGTAATTATCCTGTACATGGATAATCTCAATATTCGGTGTGCTTTCCTTGCTGATTCCTGCAATATAGAATGGCAATCTCTTTCCGGTATTCTGATATACGACTTCCTGATATATTGCCCCCTGGAGGTCATACCCCCAGTAGCGGACGAAATCTAAGTATCCTATATCTCGCACCCACTCCAATTTTGTAAGAGATGCCATAACTTTAAGGTCCACAATCGCAACTCCCGGAATATAACTGTCCATTTTGATTTTCCAGGGTGTTCCATACAGTTCTGCGGTCATTATGACCTGCTTTTCCCCGGACATATATTTCAAAAAGAGTTCGTCCCTCTCTGCTCTCTGAATCAGCGCATCCGCTTTTACATATTCCGCTTTCAGATTTCCATCTTTTTTGAACATTTCCGGGTGTTCACTCTTAAATGCATCAAGTGTACCCTCGAAATATCTATCAACATAGCTGCCAACCATCAATGCTGTTGAGCTTGCCTGCACATACTCGCCTTTGAGTTTTGCAAGGGCGGCCTCCTCGCAAGCCACCCTGCCATATGTACCGTTGAAATCCTTAAACTGGGATACGGACATATACTCATAATTTGCAATGTCTGAATAATAATTTTCTTCTGTCAACTGCATTCCCATTTCTTAGACCTCCCTGTACTCTGCTCCAACAAATTTGATATAATCCAGAATCTTTTTATGCTGTTCTTCGTTTCCTCTGACCTGGATTGTCCAAATCTTTTTGCCTCCGCTTAATCCCGGCTGCTGTGTTACCGGATTAGCAATCGTTCCGGTTACTGCCTGCTGATATGCGTGTCTTTCAATGCTTTCGATTGCCTTTCCCATTTCAGTCTTAGGTTCTGCAGAAGTGACAGGCTCCGGTGCTTTCTCTGGCTCCTGCGGCTGTTCTTCCTTTTTGGCAAGTGCTTCACGCTTTGCCGCCTCTTCTCTTTCCCTCTTCTGTCTTTCTCTTTCCAGAATCATTTCTTTCTGTTTGCGAAGCTCCTGGACCTTAGATAACGCCTCGGATAATACCAGATTTCTCTCATATACCTTTTTCGCATCCTCTCTGAAATCTTCCTCAATTCCATCCAGGATGTTCAGATCGCCTTTTGTATTCTCAAATGCAGTATTTACCGCATCCTGCCAGGTTTTCTTCGTGGTGGATTTGTTCTCCCACTTGCTGTCATAAATCTTAGATTTCAGCTTAGAGGCAACTGTTTCCGGTAATTCTGCAAACGCTTCTGCCATGTATGCAAGAATTTCCTCTTTTTTCTTCTTTTTCTGTTCCTCTTCGTAATCCTTTACCTGCTTTGCAATCGTATTGATAGGCTCATCAATAAGCTGCGTCAGCTCCTTTGCCTGTTTTTCCATCTCATTGTATGGCTCCAGGCACTTCTTTTTGACATCTTTTCTTCTGTCCTCAACGGATTCTTTTAACTTTCTAAGATATGCAACTGTTTTCTTCGCATCCGCGATTGAATCATCGTCAAACACAATGCCGGTGTATTTCTTCATCTCTGTGGCAAGTGCCGTTTTCAATTCTTCAAAGTTCCAGTTGATTTTTCCTACTTCCTGTTTTACTACTACCTGTAATTCGTTCATTTTCTCATCCTCCTGTTATTTCCAAGGTAAATCGTCCATTGCTGATTCATCCGGCATCATAAAACCCATGCCATCAGGCACCGGCTGTGGCTGTTCCTCCTGCTGCTGTTCAAAAGGAATTGCCTGCTGTACCGGTTCTTTTGTTTCCTGCGGTTGTGGCTGTTCTACCAGTGCAGGCTCTTTCTTCGCCTGCTCCATCTGTGCGAACACATCAACCGGTGCGCCATTATCCGGTAATGCGGCCGTAGCTGTTCTTCCATCAATGAACACCGGCTGACCGTTTTCAAACTCCACATCGCCGCCTGCAAGATATGCTTTCTGCTGTTCGATGTTGTCAAAATCAAGGTCAATCAGCTTGCACAATCTACGGAGGACTGTCTTTTTATACATCTCTCCTGTGCTGCTCTTCCAAGCCTGGCTGTCTTTGGCTTTGGAATATGTATTTCTGACATTCTCGATTTCTTCTACGCTCATGGTGTCATACATCATTGAGCCATCTTTGAAAACTACAATCGCAAAAGCTCCAATCATTGGCTTGTTGGAAAACGGCTGTGGTCTGTAAATTACATTCTGAACGCCTGCGTCCACCTCTTCTGTAAAGAAATCATCCTGTCTGACCACTTTTGCAAAAATGTCCTTAATCGGATTTCTGGAAAATCTCTTACACATTTTGATTTCGCCTTTATAATCCGTTTGAAAATTAAGTTCCCCTCCATACGGAATTGCGTAACATTCTCCGTTGAAATAATCCAACCCCAGATATGCCGCTTTGCACAAGCACACTGCCATTGATTCAAATGTCAGCTTACAAAGCTCCGTCTTTTTCTTTTTGTCTTTCAGCATTTCGGAAATAACCGTAACCGTATTCAAGGCGAAACGCTCCTGATTAAATCCTGCTGGCAATGCTGCTTTGTGGGTAGTTAATTCCTTGATAATCGAACTCTGTACCCCTGAAAGCCACTGTTTTTCTGTCATTTCTGCCATCGTCTGTAACCTCCTGTTTTTGTGTTTTTGTATATCTCTCAAATTCCATCATCCCGGTTGAAACTTCATTTATTGCATTTCTGATAAAATATTCCTTTATCACATCCGGGAGTAAATACGGAATGTAAGATTCATCTTTACCGGCTACCGCCGCTTTTCTCTCTGCGTACTGCACCAGTTCTGTAAACTTCCTGTCTGTCATGCTGTACCCTTGCTTTTCTGCGTCTTTTCTTATGTCCTCGTATAATTCCTGCATCAATCATCACTCCTCTCATCATCCTTATGAGCCATTCCAGAAAAAGCATAAATGCCGGTACTAACCATTCACTGCCTATTGCGAAATGTCCCTGCGTGTTGTATCTCACTCTGATAAGCACTCCCAACAACGTGAATCCAACAGTTAATGCTATCCAGTGTTTCACTATCATGCGTTCCAGCATCTTTCTCATTCCTCCCTGTCTATGTAAAAATCATGCCCGCCATGCGAATACAGGTAATTCAGATTATCTCTGTGCCATGTGCTACTGCTTTCACTCTCGAAATAGGTTGCCCCCAGGCTGCCGTCCCATTTTTCTGATGCAATCATCTGTAAAGCCTCAAAACATTCTTTGTTCGGCTCCACCTTTTGGAATCTTCCGTTTGCAACCGGTGTGAATTGCCCTTTTTCGTAAATCACTTCTGACACCGTATCAGGAAATCCCTCTGCTTTTGTTCTGTTCAGAACTACCAACATGACAAGAGCTTTCCCCTCTACATCTTCGCCCTCGGCTTCTGCCATGGCTATTTTGCAAAGCATATAGGCATCATCCGCATTGATTTCTTCATTCATGATTGTGCTGGTATATTCTGTCTTGAATGTTTCCTGCGGTTCCTCTGTGGTAATTATTTGTGTGTTATCTTCCACAGAAACTTCATAACCAGATACATCCTGCGCTGATGCAGTATATCTTTGTTTTCCATGCATACACACTGTCATTTGAACTGCGGCAAACATCATCGCCGCGTCAACTACAAGGACCTTGATTTTTCTTTTATGCACTCTTCGCATTGTTATCTCCTTTCAGCGGCGTAACGAATATCCCTAAATCAAGTTCTGGCATCGACTGTACAGCCTCCAAAAGTTCCTCGTCAGAGCAAATATTAAATTCTTCTTTCAGGACTTCTTTCAGTCTGTCAATCAATTCCATGATTTTTACTTCCTCTCCGCTATCATTCGCAATTCTGTAATAGCCTTGTAAACTCCACCTAAAGACTGAACCATTTCTTTCAGTTCTTCTCTCTCGGCTGCCTCAACCTTTCCGTCCTCGGCAATCCTCAATAATGTTTTTTGGATTTTGTCGATTTTCTCATCCTCCAACCCTGAAAGCATTCTTACCGTAATGCCCTCTATGTTCCCTGCCTCTGTTGCTATTGGCAGTTCCTTTCCTATCGGACATTCACTCTTGCAGTAGATGCATTTCAGCTCTGGTGCGTTGTACACCTCCGCCATCATCACAACCACATCTACAGGAATGTTTTTCGTTATTCCCAATTCGTAATGTGCAAGGGTTGATTCGGAAATCCCAAGTATTTCAGCCGCTCCGGCTCTGCTGTTCAATCTCTCATTATGTATTGCAGCTCTTTTCCTGCACTCAAAATACACGTTTTCGTTCATATCCTGTAACCATCCTCTATGTCAGTTCTCTTCGCTTTGCCCTATACTATTAGCAGGTTGATAAATGGCATCGTAATCATTGCTGATTCCCAGGCAATCGCTCACTTTGTTTACTGCCGGTTGGCTGTAAATCCTGCCGTTAATAATTGAGGATAAATATGGTCTTGCCAGCCCGGTTTTTGTTGCCAGCTCGGACACATCCATGTCCTTGTCAATTAAGGTGTGCTTTACCAACTTGCACCAAGGCGGAAGTCTTTTCTTCATCTCGCACCCTCCCTTTCTCGGTTCCGCTTATTCTTTACTTTTGTAAGGTTCTCATGTAAAATAATGAGTATGTAATCTTTATTTCATTCTCAAATGCATCTTACATTGGTAACTATAACTCATAGTTTTGAGTAGGTCAACCCCTGTAACGCATTTTTTTGAGTTTTTATTTTAGGAGGTCATTATGTTATACGATAGATTTCGTGAAGCCTGTGAAAAGCGAGGCACTACAATAACACAAGTTCTGCGTGATATAGGGCGTGCAGAGGGAAATACAGGGAGCTGGAAAGCAGGAAAATCCCCGAAACTGGACATTGTTATGGAAATGGCTGAACACCTCAACATGACATTGGATGATTTTGTATATGGCGATAACCCACCTATCGCAAAACCATCAACACAAAATAGTGAGTTATCCGATATGGAGCAGGAACTTCTTGAGGTTTTCTCCCACATACCGGCGGACAGACAGCAACTGTGCCTGGACTTCTTACGCACTCATATGGTCCAGCCTGAAAAGTATGCAGACAAGATGAACGCGTAATTACTTTGGACTATGCCAGATATCGGCATCTTAATAAACCAGAATAATTTTAGAAAGGACGGTGTGCTATGTCAAAAACTGACAATATCATAAAACTGTATGAGCCATCATCTAAGTGCAATGACAGCGAGCGTGATGCTTACGTTCAGGAACTCCAACGTTTGCTTGCTTGCTATCAGCTTGCCAGCTCGGATGATAAAAATGTCGTTTGGGCAGTGCTGAACAAATATGCACCGCATATCGACACGATATAGCCCCAGGCATGGGGCTTTTCTTGTTGTATGGGAAAATCATTATGAGAAATAAATCATTGGCAGGAAGAGCCAATAACCGGGCAGAACGCCCTCGTAAGGTTGCTATTTACATTCGTGTATCTACAACCCATCAGATAGATAAGGATTCTCTGCCGATGCAGCGCAAGGACCTTATCGCATATTGTGAACTTATCCTCGGCATTGAGGATTACGAAATATTTGAGGATGCAGGATACTCCGGGAAAAACACCGACCGGCCTGCGTTCCAAGAAATGATGCAGAAAATACGTTCCGGCTCATTCTCCCATTTGCTTGTGTGGAAAATAGACCGTATCTCTCGTAATCTTCTGGACTTTGCGGAAATGTACGAAGAGCTTCAATCCCTGCGAGTAACTTTTGTCAGTAAAAATGAGCAGTTCGATACTTCAAATGCTATGGGTGAAGCTATGCTCAAAATCATTTTAGTGTTTGCGGAACTCGAACGCAACATGACATCGGAGCGTGTTACTGCAACAATGATTTCAAGAGCTAACCAGGGATTGTGGAATGGCGGCAGGATTCCTTATGGATATTCCTACGATGCGGAAACTTCTGTGTTCTCCATTATCCAGGATGAAGCGGATGTGTGTCAGCTTATGAAAACAGATTATTTTGAGCATAAATCCATTATTCATACTGCCAGGTTACTGAACGATAAGAAAATTCCTACCCGGTCAGGTGCGCTCTGGTCCCCTACTGCTGTATGGAAAATACTGTCCAGTCCTTTTTACGCCGGTATCTACCGGTACAACCATTACAAGGGAACTGAAAACAGAACTCTCAACCCGGAGGAAGAATGGGTGCTTGTCCCAGACCATCATCCTGCAATATTTACTTTGGAAGAACACGAAAAATTATGTGATATTCTTGATACGAACAAAAGAACCGCCAATCTTCCAGGGCAAAAACACCGGTCAAAAAATGTGTATGTGTTCTCTGGCATCCTTTATTGTGGAAAATGTGGTAATAAACTGGTTTCCACTCCCGGCAGATTGCAGGCAGATAATTTCCGCACTACCACTTATTCATGCCAGAAAAAGAGGAAAACGCATGAGTGCGATAATCCATCTATAAATGATTTGATTGTTGGAGAATTTGTCATAAATTATATTTTGAATATGCTCAATGCAAAAAGTTCTTTTTCCTCCATCAACTCCCCTGCGGAACTCGAAGAGCGTTTGCTTTATGGTGGCTCATTCAAGGACGTGCAGCATATCTCGGAAGATGGTCTGAATGAATTTTACAATCTTCTATCTCGGTACGGCTCGGATAGTTCCTATGTCTTTGCTGTAAAACGCCCTCGCAAGAAAAAGGCTGCTGTCAATCCAGAGGTCGAAGCTCTCCGCAAGGATAAGGAAAAGCAGGAACGTGCCTTGAAGCGATTGCAGGATTTATACCTTTATTCCGAAAGAGCAATGACCGAAAAGGATTTCATCATACAGAAAAATGAAATATCCTCCAGGATTCAGGACATTAACACCCGGCTTGGTATGGTTACGCACGATGCCAATTCCACATTATCGGATGAGGATTTTGTGCGGCAAGCAAGCCACCTCCTCATTACGAAAAAACTTATTGGTCGAGAATATATTTATTATAAATCCCTGGCGCAGACTGTTTCTCCTGATGTGCTCAAGATATACATGGAAACTATTTTAGATTCCGTCTATGTGATTGATGGACGTGTTTCCTCCATCATATTCAAGAACGGCCTTACCCATACTTTTATATACAAAAAATGA